TATAACATTATTTCTAAAAATACAACTAAATCGATGAATATTTTTAGAAATGGGTTATATTTTTTAGAAACTGCACGGAAATATTGCTTTTCCTATTAATTTAGAGGTATTTTTTATAGATACCTCTCAGTAACAATCCTGAATGATAATAGATTGCTATTGAGAAGCATCTAATCAAAATGATTAGACACCTCTAAAATTAAATTTCAAAAAGGTCCAACTGCTCACATAAAACTAAGGTTTGTTGTGGGGTTTGTTCTTTTTTCATGATAACTTTGGTAGAACGTGATGCCAAGAAACTTTCTGCATCAGCAAGAAATTGTATAGCTGCATCGATGTTCCTAGATTGAAACTTCTTACATTCTGGAACCTCTTCTGTTTCAGCTTCAATAGCTTCTTCTTTCAGAGGTTCTAAAATTTCAACTTCTTCATTTTCTTCCTGACTGACTTCTACGTATTTATCAAGTATATTTGTTGTTTGATCATTAAGAGAGTATTGTGAAGAAAACTCTTCAAGTGCTTTCTCAATTTTTTCTACTGAAGCTTCAGCTTCTACTAGAGGTTTAACAACGTTACGTTTTGCAGTTACAAACTCTAAACGTTCCTGATCAGAAAATACATTATCAGCAACACCTTTATCAATTGTTATTTGTTGTAGTCTAACAGTTTCCTCTAAACGATATTTAGTGAAAGTCAAACTATCAATAACGTTATTGATACGTTGGATTGTTCCTTTAGGTGATGTAAAATCAAGACTCACATTGTATTGATTTTGTCCTACGATTTTCAAATCGAGAAACTGGCCTTGACGATATTGCTCTTTAAGAGTAAGTGCTTTTAATTCAAAGCCACGATATTTTGCAAGCGTTACAAGTTTAAGAGTAGCCGACTGATTAAATTGCATATCATAAGCAAGTTGATTTCCTGCTTTAGCTGGCACATCAGTCGTATAACCATTAGTAAATTCCATGAAAAATGGATTTTTGATGATTTTTTCATCGCCTATGATCACTTCTTCTTTCTTAGTAGCTTCTGCTTGCTCAATATCTTTATCGATCTTAACCAATTGACGCTTAGTCGTTGCAAGTAGTTCTTCTGCTTTTCTTACACGTTTTTTAGAAAGTTCAACATCACGCTCCCAGGCTTTTTTTCGTTTACTTAGCAACTCAAATTCGTTATCCAGTTCAATCTGTAATTTCAAATAGGGGTTGCCTGTCGCAATAGCCTTAAAATCTGAGGCCGTCATAGTTTGCTCATCAATATCATTTGCTGAACGTACTGGAGTTTTACTGGTCATAATTTGACTAATATATCGCAGCTTCGTTTCCTGGATCTGCCATAGGTAATTGTCAAATGACCCAGTAGTGATGTAGTAGTAAATTTGTACTTTACTATACATATTTCCTTGACGGATAATCCGTCCATTATGCTGAATGACATCAGATGGTTTCCAAGGGACGTCAAGGTGATGTACTGCTTTTAAACGTTTTTGGACGTTTAAACCTGTACCTCCTTTTTCAGTCGATGCGAGTAGGATGCGAACTTCTCCAGCATTCATTTGACGCTGTAGTTGTAACTTAGCATCTTTGTTATTTGCATCATGAATAAATGCTATCTCTTCTTCTGGGATACCCCGTTCAACTAGTAAGTATTTCAATTCATCATAAACTGAAAATCCTGCTTTAGTAGGAGTACCAATATCAGAGAAAATCATTTGAGTTCCACGATTAACCTTTTCGCGCTTATAAATCTTTTCAACTCTATCAACTACTTGTATGATTTTGTTGTTATCGGTTAATTTGTAGCGCGTGCTATCCAATAGACGCATATCTAACGCTAGTTTACGAGCTTCCAAAGTGATTTTCAACATGTTGTCTTGAGATGGATCAATACCAGAACCTTTGATTTTATCAGTACGTTTAACCAGTTCTTTGAGCTTCTCAACTTGTGCTTCAGTCAATTCTGATTTGACTGCGATTCGTTCTTCCATTGGAACTGGTAAGTCTAAATCTTCAGTCATCTGAATATCAGTTGTGCGCTTGAAAAGACTCATTAACTCCGGTAAATTGGTAAACTTGGTGAATCGCTTACGTGCAATGAACTTGTCTCCTGTTGTGTTAATTTCAAGGTTATTTTCAATAACTCCGAAAGCGCCCACCCAGGCATCAAAGTTATCCATACCGTAATCACTAAGAATATCTGGCTGAATATAGTTCATCATGATATACATCTCGCTGATAGAATTTGAAACTGGTGTACCTGTAGCAAATACTACATTAGCTCCATCATGCTCTTCCTGAATACTACGAATTTTCATCTCCATATCCATATTCTTTTGAGCGGTTGTGGTGCCAATACCTGCCACGTTTCCTAAACTTGTAATTGGACGAACATTCTTATATTTGTGACATTCATCTACAAATAAGAAGTCAATTCCAAGTTGTTCAAACTCGATAAAAGTATCCGTTTTGGATAATTTACCTGCTTCAAGATTTTCTATCTGCTGCTCCAAACGTTTTTCCATCCGGGTAGCTTGCTTGAAAGTGATACGATCTTCATCATTTTGTGCCTGAGCAATAATGGAGCGTATCTCATACAATCTATCCTGGTAAAATGCTTCTTGTCTTTCAGTTGAGGTTTTGATTTTCTCAAATTGGCTATGGCCAATAACAATAGCATCATAGTTGTTAGAAGCGATACGTGAAATGAATAGCTTGCGTCTCGATTTCTCAAAGTCTCTTTCACTTGTGACAAAGACTTTTTTCGTTGGATAAAAACGCAGAATCTCTTGCCCAAATTGAGCAGTCAAGCTAGAAGGAACTACATATAATGGTTTATTGATTAGACCAAGTTCTTTTAACTTGAATCCAGCACTAACCATTGTTAATGTCTTACCTGTTCCAACTTCGTGGGCCAGGAGTGCGCGTTTATCTTCAAAAATACGTTGCACTGCATTTAGCTGGTGAGGTCTTAATTGATAGCCTTTGGCCAGCCCTTCAATATGAAGATGACTTCCATCATAGGATTTATTGATGAAACGATTGAACTTGTTGTTAAATGTAGTTTCAATAAGTTCCTTTACATCCTCGTTTTCACTAACAAACTCAATAAATCTTTTTTGGATTTTCTTTTCAATCTCACGAAGTTCAGCAGTTGCAACTTCATTTATCACACGCTTTTCTTTGCCTTCAACCATAACTGTTTTTTCAATAGTTGGCTGATTAGAGGTTAAGAGTTGCTGAAAAATTTCATGACCAACTGTATAAGTTCTAACGTCTTCGGCACGTAATCCCAATTGTTGGTTCGGACGAGAATACTGAACTTCACGAATAAAACTCTTAGTAAGCCCTCGGCTGATTTTACTAGTAGCAATAGCCCCATGTGCTTCGTTAGAGTCAAGGTCAACATGGCAATCATCTAGCAATTGATAAGCAAATTTACCAAGAACATTTTGAGGAATCCAAATTGATCCTAGGTTAAACTCAATATCTGCCATGGTTATTGGTTCAGGTATTACTTCTTCTATTAAAGTGAGATAATAACTCCAATCGGCTTGAGTATCGCCTTTTTCTATTAGGAAAGATAGTAAGTCTCTTTTAGTTAGCACATCTCCTGAGAGTAAGTCGGTTTTAAGCACCCATTTGAAAATACCCTGTTTGTAGTATTTTTCAATGTCAGGAGCTATCCTATTATAAATCTCAGTAATCAATACCTCCTTATTCTTTACTGGATAGAGGGAGCGAATGAAATCCAAATCAACTCCTCGACCTTCTGACAGACTGATCGCAAGAGCTTTTTCTGCACTGTCTACCTGAGTAATAGTCTTTTGAGGGCGAATAGTAGCCTCAAAAAAGGCTTTAGTTTTATGATAAACAATTTTGCTGCTATCATTATCTTCTGCTTCTTCTTCTAAGCTAGCGATAAGTGGATATCGATCATCACGCTCAAAAAGTCGAGTATTTACCGGAAGATTGATATACCCATGTTTTTTAACAAAATCATCATAAATTTTGTTTAGTAAATCAATTCTGGATTTAAACTCTTTTACTTTGTAGGTGCTGGTTGATTGAATATCAATAACAGACTGGTAGGCCTCCTTAATAGCAATCATTCCTTTAATACGGTCATGTTCTTTAGGTTCTAAAGGTTTTTCATAGAAATGAACTCCCTTAAAAAGTCCTTTATTCAGACCTCTTTTTGATGGTTCAGAACTAATATAGGTGCTGGTTATTGCACTAGCATCTTCTAAAGTAATTTTTTCAAATTCTTCAATAGCTACAGAACTATGTTTTTTATCCCAGGATACGAAATTTCCATCACGATCCTGATAAAAGGTAATTTCTGCCGCTTTCGATAAAGCGCGTGCTTCTGTTCCGTTATGATAAACAATGTTGCCATGTTCATCATATCCGTATTTATACGGACGAACATTCGTAACCATTTTCTCTTTGGTTAGAATATCGATGGCTGATAAACTATAGCCTGCAAATGTTGGGCCATAAATTCTTGAAAGTCCATCTTTAATATCCTCAATTAGGTCACTATTTTTAGGTTTAACAGATAGTGTCGCACCGTTAAAGTAACGAACCTCATATTCTCCTAAAACATTGTAGTCCTCAAAATATTGATTGATAAAAATTCTTCCCTCTTCATCAAGTTCAGAACGCAAAACATCGGCAAAAAAAAGGTCATTACTATTCTTTGTCTTTTTCCCATCTTTCTCAAAAAATAGGATATCTGATGATACTTTAGTTCCTGCTAGTTCTTTAAATGCAGAACTAGGTAAACGAACTCCACCCAGGAAAGCAACCTCATCCTTAATTTCTTTCAAAATTGAATTGGAACGTTTGTTAGCAGTTCCCATAGAGGTTATAAAACCGATAACACCATTTTCATGTAGTAAGTTTACGGATTTTTTTAAAAAATAGTCGTGGATAACATATGGCTTCTCAAAATTTAGATCAATAATACGAAATTCTGAAAAAGGAACATTTGTCATAATCAAATCAAATGGCTGCCCCTTGAAATCAACTGTTTCAAATCCTTGAACAAGGATAGTCGCTTTTGGGAATAATTGTTTTGAAATGAGCCCACTGATTCTATCTAGTTCAATACCAACAAGAACTGACTTCGCTTGTAGTTCTTTAGGCATTGTACCAAAGAAAATACCTGTTCCCATAGATGGATCAAGAATATTTCCACCTTTAAATCCGTTTTTTATAAGGTAGTTCCACATTTCTTCCACAATCTTAGGATCAGTATAATAGGCAGTCAAAGAACTTTGTTCCATTGAACGATATTCTTCAAAGGTTACCAGGGATTCTAACGCTGCACGTTGTTCTTCAAACTTGCCTGTATGTCTGTCAAAGAATACATTTGCAAGGCCTCCCCATCCTACATACTTCGCCAATATTGTTTGCTGTTCAGCAGTGGCCTGTTGTTTATTTTCCTCCAGTTCTTTTACTAGCTTGATAGCTGCAATATTAGCAAGAACTTTCTCTTTATCAGTTTTTGGGAAATTAAATCCCACAAAATTAAAGTTATTCATTATTTCCTCTAAAAAACAAAGACCACGAGTTATCGTGATCTTTGTCCTTTTCCTTTCTTTAAACAGCTATTTTATGGCTTTTAGCGTATGAAAGCAGAGTTTCTGACGCTTCCCAAGCCGATTCTTTAGCATTTTTATTATTTTTTCCTCTAAGCTGAACAATCTTTCCATCCTTTATTTCTAAGGTATAGAGAGGGTTATTAGCTTTTCTCTTTTGACGTACAAAAACAATTACTGTTTCACCATTAGCAACTCTATCAGCATAACTACCAACGCAATGTTTAAGGGCTTTGCCTTCAGCTTTTAACTCTTTTAGTTCTTTGGGCAGAATAAAGGTATAGTTACCTATCGTCTGTTCCAACTCTAAGAGTTTTTCAAGATGTTTATGATATTCTTGATTTTTAAGCTCATCCCTTAAATCATTATATGCAGCTACAGCATCGTCATGAGCTTGTTTGAAATTTTTAGGCATGATTCTGAAATCTCCTTCAAAACTTACACCTATTTTTTCTAACATATTCTGATAGTCACGATAATCATTTCCACTAACTGAGTTCTTAATAACCCAGTTTTGAAAACGAGTTATTTTTACTCCTGTAGGAATATATTTCAATTCTTCAATAGATTTGAAATAGCGAACAAATTTTGGATCAACTTTTGTACCAAGTTCTTTTTCCATTGCAATTATAATTTTATACTCCTCAAATCGTTTATCTGAGTTTTTAAAAACTTGCTTATGCTTTTTCAAGAACTTAAAAGTTAAGCGCCCCATATGTTCATGAACATGAGTAAAAGAGTAACCTCCGTAGTAGCTTACATTTCTGACTCCACCGATAATGTCCTTTTGAATACCACGCGCATTTATTTTCTGCGCATACTCAATCATCCCTCTATATTTATAGATATGTGGCATCATTATTGGTAAATCAAAAAAATTATAGCAACCATCTTCACAAACAGATTTGATTTTATTGAAATCCAAATATTGGAACATGTCATTTTTTTGAAGCCTTTTGAAAATATCATCTGTATTTTGAAAACCCCAATATAAAGAATAGGAACCAAGATATAGTCCCAGCATTTGTAACCCATAAGTATAATCAAAACCATTCCAACTATTTAGTTTAACATGCTCATTACAAGTATATTTTTCAAAGTTGTATAGAATCGCAGAGAAGCGCTCTTGTCCATTTTCAAAAAATTGTTGAATACGATACGTCTGAAATTCAACTCTCGTTTTTGATACCCCAATCCAAAGAAAATAATCCGCCTTACCAGAAAAAGTAAGCCGACTATTTTTAATTAGTCTTTTACGAATGATTTCTTTATCTATTTGAGAACGGTCAGAACTAACAATTTTGTCGGTCTTATTTTCCCAAATATAGATAGGGAATTTACTCATACATTCTTTGTAAAAAGAACGAGGTGGCCGTAATGCGTTTTTGATATGTTTGTCATTAGCATTGGTAAATTCAAACATTAGAACTCACCTCCAAACAAATCAAGCTGCTCTTCCACTACTTCTTTTGTTTTCTTATGACTTGTAGTAGCAGGCTTTTTAGAGATTTTTTCTTCGATATTTATGGGTGTCTTATTGACGGTAGAAATATTTTCTTCTAAATGATCTAGTTTAAAATACTCAGTTACCCATTCAAATACATCGGCATCCTCAATCATAATACCAGAAACGTTACCTTTGACTTCTTGTTCCATATACTGCTTTTTAGCAAGGTCATAGGCGTACTGATACGCCCCACCAATCGAACGACCTGCTTTTAAGATACCCGATACTAACTCAGGATCATAAGGCATCTTGTTACAAAGCCAGTTATGGATTCTGTCTTCTGAATGCGAATGTGGTTGACTCATTTCTTCCATGAGTTTACTTTCAGCTAGCGTCAACAAAAATTCGTTAACTACAACTGTTTTTTCTGTAAGTGTTTCATTATTTGTCATTATTTTTCCTCCTACCTATTTCCCATAGGCTTCCTTATTTTTTAAAAAAGCAAAAGACCACGCGCGTGCGTAGCCTTTCTTTCCTACTAACTGTAAAATAGATGCGCCGTAATCTTTTGATTAAGCGATTCTTTGCTTAACAGGAAATCATCTAGTCCTTTGCCAACTTCCCATGTTAGCACTTTGATAGTTCTTCCTCCCTTTTTATGAAGATACTCAATCATCTTTTCAAGATTATTAAATACCGCATCATTTTCCTGGAAGTCACTATCAAAAGCTAGAAAAACTGTGTCAAACTTCGTTTTGGTTTCAAGAGCATTTGCAACTTGTTTCCAGCTATTCACTCCAGCCATTGAGATGACTAGTGTTGAACCAAGTTTATTCAAACGTGATTCAGGAATTTTTGTGGCAATGATGTCCCCTTTCAGCAATCCTTCCGTAACAATCACGTTTTGGCATTTTGACAAAAGGTGAACTCGAGCTTTCCCTTGCTCATCAAATTTAGCTTGCGCTAAAACAGAATCTGGAAAAGCATAGTGTGGAACGTTTTTAGCTCCGCAACCGTGTTCTTTATACGATGTAGATAACCATACGTATTTTGCGGATGATTTAATAGTGAATGACAGCCCGTTTTCAAATGTCAAACGCTTCTTATCAGTCACTCCTTCTGCTAACAACTCATAGTCTGGGAAAGTATAGATAGAATACTGATATTTGTTTCTATCAACATTCTTTATAATCACTTTCGCTTTATTAGCCCATGCAGAGTTAACTTTTGCAATGTATTTCATTTCACTTTCGTCAACTCTTATCTGGCCACCTATGATTTGTCCCCACTCGTTACGATTAGGAATGAAAATTCCTTTTGTTGAAGGTTCAAATATTGGTGTCTGATTTGCTTCAGAATACCAAAAACCAGGAACTCCTTTCCAGGCATCTCTAGGAAGTCCATTTTCTTCAAACAGGTCTTCCCAAATTGTTTTACCAACAGGTTTTCCATCTATTTCTTGAATCATTTTTATTTGTTTTTTTAGGGTTTCTTTCGTAAAAGATGTATACCCTCTTAAAAACATTTGATCCACAGTAAAACCGCGTGCAAACATTAACTTTGATACATGAATATCAGTTAATCCAAATAACGTAATGACCAATGAATAAACCTTGTGCAATACGTTTGTTGGTGCAATATTCTCTTGAGATACTTCACAAATCTCAACGTTTTTCATCGTAGAGCCAGACAATTCGTACACTGTTGCTCCAGCAAATGTAGGTCTATCACTGTCAAAATTACGACAACAATAGGCCTTGGTTAGTTTTGTATCAACAAAACACCAATCTGGTTTTTGACAAATAGGGCACGGATTCGCCTTGTCTACTCTTAGGAATGATGATTTTCCTATTTTAAAAGATTTCATTATTCTTCCTCCCACCTATATCTAGGCTTCCATAAATTATAAAGTTTATCCATAGAGATAATAGCTCCTCAACACCTGCTAATTCACTATTACCTAGAGCTAACATAGGTCCAGCACCCATCCACACGGACAACTACCTTCCCTACCTCCGACACGTTGCTTCGAAACGCAAAAAAAGAGCCCTTAGAACACACTTATCCCAGTCACTCCGAGAACCTGCCTTGCACGTCCTAAAAGCTACCCCCTAAGTTATCCTTAACCTAGAGCAATAAGTGAGCCTACAGCTCCTTCTTCTTCTCATTTCGTTTGACAACACCTGTAAGCGACCACCAAGATACTAGACAGGGACTAGCTTTGTACTTAAACAATCTTCTCAGCTGTAAAACAAGTAAGCTGTTTCAGGAATTCCCTTCAGGCTATGCAGTTACAAGAATGCGTCCAAACACCTGCTCAGACCGTCCACCATAGCAGTGAACAAACGATTTATGTAAATGATATTTACCACTCCAGTATATCACAGTTTAATAGCTTTATCAAGCCAAAAATAAGAGAAAAATAGAGTTAATAGTTGCCATACGGCAACTATTTTGGTATAATAGTTTTATAAAAAAAGAAAATGAGAGGTGATAAGTCTTGAAAGGAAAAATAATTACATCTTATATCTTTAACAATCAAGAATACTGTGATTTAGAGTCCATGTTACAGGCAGGAGCAAACTATTTGCAGACTCCAGAAGGGAAAGCATGGTTGTTGGAAGACAAAGAGTATCATCAAGATATTTTGTTGAAGCATTTTGAAAGCAAGGTAAGCACACCAAAAGAAAAACTTGCTGTTATGAGTGAGTTAGGCTCAGTAAGTGTAAATGGTTATGACATATTACCAGGTATGTATTATTATGATGCTCTAAGCGATGATGGTAAATATTTGGATAATGAAGTGATTAAAAGAATTGATGATAAACCGCTAAACTTATTTTCAGAAGTTTCAGCAGAGGAAGAACTTTACTATGAGGAACAGCTCATTGCTCTTGCAGAATCAAGGGGAATTGCAGAGCAAGAAAAACTTTTAAATCAAACTTCACTTGATTCGACGAACGTAGAGGTGGATAAGAAAGAAAAACCATCTCAAAAAGGAATTTGTAACGTATGTGGCTGCACTTGGACTACCCCTTGTATTGACGAAAAATGGGGCAGTTGTTGGTGGATGGATCGAGATGAGACTATTTGTAGCCACTGTTTTTTGGGGTTTAATGATGAAAGAAATTAAAAATCATATGAAATTTTTGGATCTATTCGCAGGAATTGGTGGATTTCGTCTTGGGATGGAGTCCGCTGGGCATGAATGTGTAGGGTTTTGCGAAATTGACAAATTTGCTCGCAAGTCTTATAAAGCCATACACGATACGAAAGGAGAAATAGAACTACATGACATCACAGCAGTATCAGATGAGTCTATTCGAAGAATCGGACGTGTGGACATTATCTGTGGAGGATTTCCGTGCCAGGCTTTCAGCATTGCAGGAAACAGACGAGGTTTTGAAGATACACGAGGAAGTCTCTTCTTTGAAATTGCAAGGTTCGCATCTATTCTCAGACCTAAATATCTATTCCTTGAGAACGTCAAAGGACTCCTCAACCATGACGGAGGAGCTACATTTGAGACCATCCTCGGAGCCTTGGATGAATTGGGGTACAATGTGGAATGGGAAAATATTAACAGCAAAAATTTTGGAGTCCCCCAAAACAGGGAGCGCGTGCTCATTGTCGGCCATCTTAGAGGAGAATGTACCAGAAGAGTTTTTCCTCTCTCAAAAAGTGGCCAGCAAGCTACTTCAATCAAAGAACAGTACAGCAATACCATTACAACCAGATACGGAAACTCACAAGGCGCAGGGGCGTACATTGTTGAAAGTAAATCGCAGAAAGTGAGGTCCATCGGAAACATCCATCCTTCAGGAAATGGGATGAATGGAGAGGTTTATGATTCAACTGGATTGGCTCCCACACTCACAACAAATAAAGGGGAGGGTGTAAAAATTATTCAAAGAGCACACGGTTATAATCGAGGCGGAGAACATGACATCGCTCCTACTCTAACTAGCAATAGCTATCAAGAGAATAACCTGGTCAAAGTTGTAGACTTTTACAACAAAATCACAAAAGATGAGGTTGGAACATTAACATCAAGTGGTGGAGGTAGCACTGTTCGAGCTGGTAGTTTTGGAGTAACCGATGGCTATCGTATTCGCAAACTAACACCTCGAGAATGTTGGAGATTACAAGGATTTCCAGATTGGGCTTTTGACAAGGCGCAAAAAGTAAACAGCAACTCTCAGCTATACAAGCAAGCAGGAAATAGCGTGACTGTGAGTGTTATTGCTGCTATCGCAAAGGAATTGAAATGAGGTGATAACTTGAAATTATTTCTCAACGAAGATTGTATGGATGTCATGAAAAGATATCCTGATAACTATTTTGATTTAGCTATTGTAGATCCACCATATTTTTCTGGTCCAGAACAAAGAGAATTTTATGGGAACAAAATCAGTCCTATAGGAGTTCATAGATTGTACGGCAAAACAACTAAATGGGAAATTCCGGGAAAAGATTATTTTGACGAACTTTTTAGAGTTTCAAAAAATCAAATTATTTGGGGCGTGAACTACTTCAACTACTCTTTCGGTTCTGGCCGTATTGTGTGGGACAAGGTTAATACTCATTCAAGTTTTTCAGATTGTGAGTTGGCGTACTCCAGTTTGCATGATAGCACGCGCCTATTTCGCTATATGTGGAATGGCATGATGCAAGGGAAGTCAATATCCGAAGGTCATATCCAGCAAGGAAACAAGGCTTTGAATGAGGTTAGAATTCATCCAACCCAAAAACCCATCAATCTTTATTTCTGGTTGCTGCAAAACTACGCAAAAGACGGAGACAAGATTCTTGATACTCATGTCGGTTCAGCAAGTAGCTTGATTGCTTGTCAGGAGTTAGGTTTTGAATATGTTGGTTGTGAGCTTGACAAAGACATTTTCAACCTTGCTCAACAGAGACTTAATGATTATGAAAAACAAATAAAATTACTTTAGAAAAGGAATTGGAAGTAGAAAGATGCATAAACAAGAATTGATTAACAAATATACAGATCGACTAAACGGGGTGTTAAATTTAGGTGCGATACAGATTTTCAGTGATCTTATCAATGATTTAAAAAAGCTAGACGGACCTGAAAAAGTAACAATTCCGCAGCTAATTGCTGAAAAAATTGAATACTGTAAGGAAACAGATGGATATAGCTTATTTCATGCAATGGATTATTGCTATAACTTCAAAGAATGCGCTGATTGGCTAGAAAGCAATGAAGAAGTATTTGCGCGTGCTTGGCTTGATGGCTACGAGATCCAGGGAAGAAAGTATGTAGTGACAGATGGCAATCATTTGTATTTTAAAAACTATCAAGAAGATATTGAAATTGTCATACTAGTGGATGAACAACCTGGTACAATGGAGTATGTCAAGAAATTCAACACAAAAGAAGAAGCCCAAAAGGCTGCGGATATTCTTGGTTGGAAAGTTCAGGAGGTAGAGTGATGGAAGAAGTTATTATGGCCACATTGCCTAACAAAGAATTGAATCGTTTAATTAAAATTGAAATTGCGGTTGAGAATTTAATTGAAAATGGAATACTTGACGAAGATTTGTTCAATGAGTATTTGAGAGAGCAAGAAATTGATGAGGTGAAGTAATGAGTTCATTTGCACACTATTTTAACAAACACATTGCTAAAAAAATCGAGTTAGATGATATTACAATCATTGATTATTATAGTCCAGAATATAAACGAATGTATAATCTAAGATATATTTTCGATAAGAAAAATTCATCATTAGCCATCACAGGGGATTTGGGAGAGCTGGTTGCAGTGAATTTTAATAATATGGGTAATTGGGAAGATTTCTATAAGGATTTCACAAATAACCCTGGATATTTTATCGAAAAAATCAAAGCATCTAGTCGTAATCTTTTTGTTTATGATGTAGAGGAAGCTAAAAAAATTATTCTTGAGTGTTTCTTTGAAAATAAGAGATATGAAGAATTAGACGCTATTGATCAATATTATTTTGATGAACTATTTGAGTATTTTAATGATTGCTATGGGTTTCAACATATTACCGATAGCGTTCGAAGATTCTTAAAAGAAAAAGATTCAGAATACTATGAAACTCTCGAATCCGCTGGTAAAAAAGTGTCTGAAATAGTGCTTCTCTATTTGGATGCTTATAAAAGAGCTTATGAATCAATAAAAAATGAGGAGGTAGAATAATGCTACAAAAATCTAAAAGTCAAGGCATAAAAATCCCTGAGGAAATCAGACCGTTTAAGGTAGGTTATCAAGTAGTGAACGAATATGGGCAAGCGCTCGTTTTAAGAAATGGGGCAAGTATATTCGATTTACCTGATCTAGCTGAAAAAGCTATAGAAAAAGAGTTTGGAAAAAACGATCCAAGCTTTGACATCAGAAAGCATTCTGTTGAAGAGGTTGCTATTATCAATTTAAGCAAATTTTATAGTTATTTTGAGGAGAAAACAGATTGAAACGGAAAAGCATATCTAAAACCACTAGACAAAAAGTCTTAGATAAATACGGCGGGCACTGTGCGTATTGCGGTAAGGTTTTAGACCTGAAAACTTTGAGAGTGGATCATCTGCACCCCCACTATCGAGGTGGAGAAGATAGTTTTGAAAATTATATGCCAGCATGCTATCAATGTAATTTCTACAAATCTACTCTTCTTTTAGATGAATTCAGGGAGCAGATGTCTACCTTGCACGAGAGAATCAGTAAGCCCTTTATAGCAAGACTTGGTTTAGATTATGGAATTATTAAAATAGAACCATTCAACGGAAAGTTTTATTTTGAAAAGATGAAAGAAGACCAGCCCTAAAAACCATTTATAACAATCATCTGCTAGTATAGGCCAAAAGGAAAAGGAGATAAATTTTGAAAATAGATACCAAAAAAATAGAGACGGTACTAACAGATAAGACTGTTTCAGCATACCGATTAGCTAAAGAAATCGGTATCCCACAATCTACAATTACTAGATTAAGAAAAAAGGATAGATCGTTCAGAAACATAACGGTTGAAACGCTGGAAAAAGTTCAAGTATGGATCGATAAGAATAGTAAGTAGAGGAGAGACACATACTTAAATAAATCACGCGCCACTTCGACCAAATTTATTAGGAATAGAAAAAAACAGTGAGTAATTCACTGCTTTTTTATTCTTCTACAATTTTAATTTCGATATTGACAACCATGGTTTGCGTTTCGCTCAAAGGCAATTTAAGCTCCATCTTCGACGCATCGTATTCAGCTATAAGCTCAATACACTCCATGAGAGATTTATCTAAAAAATTAATTCCTTTCAGCGACCGCTCCTCAACAATAGACTCTTCTACTACATTCGATTCTTTGTCATTCATATTTGACTCCTTTTAAATTTCAATTTCTGCAATTGGTTTGCGTTCATTAGGCGCGTGCTTCATAGACAAGAATAATTTACCAAGCTCAATAGAAGCCTTAAATTCACCTAACTCACTAGAAAGCACATGACAGGGGTTGTAAGCGCAGCTGATAGTCAATTCCACTTCTTCTTTTAGCTCATCAAGAAGCGAATCCAATGATTCATACTCGTAAATAGAACGAACCTTTATGTTACTAAAAAGATACTTAGAATAGACAGCTGTTCCACTTCCATAATAAGCACTATAGTTGCTCAGCAAACTATCCTCTTCAATCTCCATCCGATAATATCTATCTGCCCTTGTATCATCGATGGAGACCTCTTTCGGGACACCATAATAATAGTTTCCTGTCCTTAATGCCTGGATAAATTTTTTGCGAGTCTCATACCCCTTCAAATATTCGATAATTTCGCTTCCTTGTGCTACTGCTTTAGAGAAAATAAAATTTTTATTAGGACCTTTATTGTTATCTAGCCATGTACCTAGAAACCGATGAATATAGATCATATTTTTTCTCCTTTCTTTAACTACGTTTACCTGTACCTTTATTCTAAACGATAACTAGAAAAAAAGTCAAATCTTTTTGACCTATATTTCCTAGAATGATTTACATATAAAGCGAAGTAAAGAAATCATCGTGTGGCAATGGATAATATTGCTGAGTGATTTCCTTTGAAAAAATTACGCCACATTTTTGGTAATCATTTTTGAAGTTTTGATAAAGAGTTTCTAGAAATGACGGCATGCTGACATCTCCATAATACATTTTAACAAGTGGCATTTTTTGTTTTTCAAAATAGTCATCAATATAAGTCAATAAATAATCAAAAGGACCATCTATATTCTCAGCAAATTCAACTGAAACTATTTCATAAGGAACTACTTTTGCTTTTTTAAACTGCTGTATCAATTCCTCTTCGTTTTGTTCTTGATCCTGCATTATATCATCAATTATTTTTTCAGTTATTTGAGAAATGCTGTTTACAGATGGTAAGGCATAAAGGCTCACTTGATTTCGTTGTGCTTGTTCAAAATAAGTAAGCCCAGTGTCGTTATATTTTATTTGATTGACATTAGAGATAAAGTTCTCTACTCGCTTATGTAAGAGATTATTTCTAGGTTTAGAAATATTGTCGAAAACAAAGAAGATACTATCACCTGCGTAGTACGTTTCTTCAAAATAACCAATGATTTTAGCCAATAGTTTATAATGCTGCTCGGTATTCCTATCATACTCTAAATAATACCTTTCACCTTGGACAAAAATTACAGCATCTGGAACTACCGAGATCAGTTCTCTATTGGTCGGAAAGAAATAGGTGATATTTAATTCTCTTGGTGAAATATCGGGTAATCTATCAATCAATTCCCTCCCAATTTTGAGACACAATTTTCTGGCATTATAATCATGAGGATTTATTTTTTTTATTCCATTCTTACCACCAGAAATACGATTAGTTACAAGACTATAATGCGATCCCTCGTACTCTGTAACGTCCATCAATTCTATAAACTCTGGTATCTCATGAACAATGTTAAGTAACCATGTTGTAAAAGACTTAGAGACATAAAAAAATTTGACATTCATAATCCTGTAATCGTCACTAAAGCTTGTGATAGGCATGGTCTTATTTCCAATAAGAGAGTAGAGCACGCGCTTACTCAACTTCTTCTTTGTCAGAATATAATACTGATCAAAAATCATATCTCGTGAAAAGTATTTTAGACGTACAAGATGATACATAAGTAATAATGTATCTTTGCTAAAATATATCCTTTTTCGTGATTGGCTATGGGGAGTATAGTAGGCAATGGCATCGCTTGGTATTTGCTCTAAATCAACCTTCTCCCTCTTCAAAATATCTTCATTACTAGACATAGTTTTTACTCCTTTCCCCTAACCCCCTATTAAAAAGGGGGTTAAAACAACATAAAGTCCCCCCTCTTTCCAACGTTGATAAAGCTAGATATACCAAGGGTTTTAGTGCCCTTGAAACTAGGGGGAGTCTGTCCCAAACTCAAAAAAGCACTGTCCCCCCTCTTTCCAACATTGATGAAGCTAGATATACCAAGGGTTTTAGTGCCCTTGAAACTAGGGAGAGTCTGTCCCAAATATAAAAACGGCATTATCCCCTCTCTTTCCAATGTTGATAAAGCTAGATATACCAAGGGTTTTAGTGCCCTTGAAACTAGGGGGGTCTGTCCCAAGAAAAACAGCTATTTTTCTATAAATTATATCATAACTTCTCTTTTTTTAAAAACTATGATAGAATAAACAATGAAATAAGAAAGGAGCTAAATTATGGCAGCAAAAAGTAAAACATTAGAGGGATATGATAAAAGTATTCAAGCTCTACAAGAACAGATGGATCGAGCAAAGGAAGAACGAAAAAAGTATGAAGAAGAGGTCATGCTAAAAATTGGTAAAACATTTGTTGCAATGATGAAACTTGATGATAAAACGCAAAATGTTGAAGAAATTCTAAATAACATAAAAAAAGAATATCAACAAAAAAAACAAAGCAATAAGCAGCCTGAAAATCATGAACAATAAAAAGCTAGTGAGCATTCACTAGCTTTATTTTTTTATTAAAATAACTCTTCTTTCCCTGGAGAGGTTTGTAAATTCTGAGCTATAATATTTGGTTCTTCCGGTGGAATATTTAAACCTTTAGTGTCTGAAACATCTTCAATAAGATTTTCTCTTTCAACCTCTGGTTCTGGTTTCACAATACTTGGTTCTTTATCCTCAATATTTATTCCAGAATCCTGATCTAACTCTTCAGTCATGTTTGATTTCTCCAACAAACTTTTTTGCGAACTAACGTTGTTTTTGGCACTATTATATCTCTCCTCAGATTTCCTTTCGTTGCCTGATTTTCTTTGTTCCGAATCATTCTTTTCTTCAAAATTAAATAAGTCGCCTTCCATATTGATGGGATTTTCAATTTCTAACAAACACTCCCATTCCTCTGGGGTAAAATCATGCTCATGATAGACAGTTCTTCGTATACTATCTACATAAGCCTCATTAACACATTCTTGCCATAAATCGAATAATTCTTTATCTTTTTTATCAGAAATATCAAAATCAGCTTGATAGTTTTTATCAGTGAAAAGTGGCATTTTGTAACTTGGCATTGAGGTAACTTTCATAGGTTCGCTTACCTCATTATCAATAACCATAATTCCTAAAAATTCCATTTCCTCTAACTTTCTAACTTCAGTTTGAGTTATCTGATCAATCTCTTCAATAGTTTCTGTTAGTTGTTCCTTGTTATCATCATTAGCAGCAAAAAATCTTCCTTGCGAACCACGATAGCTCGATGATAAAGCCCACTTTTTACCAGCACGGTCATTCAAGTATTCTACTGTTGCTCTACTCTGTTGTTGAAACATAAAGGCATTACGATAGGACTGAAACAAAGCATCAGCAACCTTATTATCAAGGGTAGCAACTGCCTGCTCATAGTTTTGATAAAGATGAATTACTGGAGTTCTTACTTTACGGTTTTGGTCTAGAAATCCACTATCTCTTGCCATAAGGAAAGAGTTCTTTTCATCCTCAATAAAAGGAAATATTGGATACATATTTGGAATCCGTCTAAATGCAGAACTTTGCATGATGATTTCAGCTACTTGAGCTACCATCTTACTATTATTTTTACCCAATTCTGCTGCCGCTGAGTTAACTAGTAAAATTCCTCCATACTTCAATAACACATCAATATTTTTTGTTGATTGAGAAAAGAATATACGTCTTACTCGTTTATCCATAGCAAGTCTGCGAATAGTTGCTACTAGTCCCTGAATGTTAGCATCAAAAGTAAATGTACGTTTAGATGTTCTGGGATCTATATAATACGACTTGGTAAAGTAATCAATCGCACTTTTTAGATTACTAATTTCAGAGTATTTATCCTCTAATTCACGCCCCTCTTTCCATAATTCTTTAGGCAAATTCCCTCGAAAAAGTTCTTTTTCTTTTCCGTCATTGATCCATTGTTCATAAGCTTTTTTGTACTTACTATCATACTCGTATTTCCACTTATTATAATCTCTTAATTCTTTCTTGTATATAATATCCAAAATACTTACTCGTGAGAAAATAAAATTATTGTCCGTCAATAATTGATAGAACTCTGAGAATGTAGGTGCTCCACCATTTAAATGTTTATTAATTTCTAAATCTGGTATTTTAGAAGAAGCTATTAGTAAGGTTACAAGGCTTTTAGTATGTGCTTCTTCCGAGTTGAGGAAGAAACTATTACCACTACTGTTATTTCCTTCTGAAAAGTCTCTAAAAAGGTCAGAAGCGAGTGCTGCAGCCATCTCCATATCAGCGTCAAAAATATTGATTGCATCTGAATAGGTATTGAGGGGATCAATGTCCCAGATAGCTTTTTTTGGTATTCCCGTTTTCTCAAGAATGAATCGACTATCTTTAACCAAATCACCTGTTGGTTCATTTAGATAAAATCCACTTGTTAATTCTTTACCTATACCTTTGGTAAACCATTCTTCTATTAGCTCTTTTTCTCTCAATTTCTTTTGTTCTTGAGTTAAAGGTAATCGTTTAACCTTACGCTTTACTCTCTTTACATATCTACCAAAACTACGAAGATATACAACAAAGTTTTTTGACATTGAGATTACAATAGGTTTAGCAAGGGATGAAGATTTCCCTGTACCGATTAACCCAAAAAATGCAGTGTTTAAAGTAAGTGTAGATTGTTGCATAACGACAGGTGATTGTGTTTCAGAATTGATCCCAATAGTCAAAGAAAATGCCCCATCAGATTCTAAATCAAATACCAAATGCTCAATACAATCATCCTTATAAAATCGGCTGCTTATCCATTGATCAACTAGATTTTGATACTTCCTAATATCAAAAATATAAGAATTTACATATAGAATTACTAAAACAAAAATCGGCATAATCACCAAAATAGCATTATATAATTCAGGTGATAAAAACGGTATTGGTGAAGCCAATAAACTATCTTGGTTTTTATAACCTAAGAAAGTCTCTGTATGCGAACTAAATAGATTTGCAGATTTATAGGTCAATGATAAAGACTTTAAAACATAGTTACTAATTGTCAAAATAATTAAAGCCAGCTGAGCTATGATTGCCCCTCCAAAAGAAAACATCAATCCTTTTTTCATCAGACCTATACGCTGAACTCTTTTTACTTTGTTAGGACGCTTAAAAGGCTCATAGACCTGCCTACTAGTTATTCTAGTATGCCATACACCCAAATATAGCAAGATAGTCGCAAAAGCTAAAAGAAGCCAAAATATGGCCGTATAAGAGCTATCTGAAATGGTATACCCAAAGACAAGGGTAAACAAGGAAAATAATGCGAGACATGAGCTTGCTCCTGCAAACAGCAACAGTAATAACCTTAATGTCACCACAACATAGTCATAAGTTACCTGGTCCCCTATTTTATGAGGGAGCCTTTTAAAAATAAATTTCACTTTTTCTCCTCCACTACAAAATAAATTTAATCATCTCAATAATTCCAATAGTTAGTAGGGTAATTAAAATTCCTCCAATAAGAAAAAATCGTTTTTGTATTCCACTACTATGTTTTTTATTCTCTGTTATAATTTGTTGATAATAGAAAATCATTGATTGGATTTGAGCAAATTTCCAGACTATTGCTATGATCAAGATTTGAATAACTGATAACATACCTTTAAATACTTCTGAGTTACTTGCTGCGTGTAATTTCATTGATTCCAAATATGACATGACTAGTAAAGGTAAAAATCTAAACAGATAGATAACAATTAACGAGATGATCACCCAAAGAGATGATAGATACTTCCATTTTATATTCGTAGTCTGTCTATTTATAAACCAAATAATTAGTCCTCCTACTACTACAATCCAGGGTGTTATCTGGAAAAATAATATAACCCACGATAAGATATTTTGTAACAAAGTAATGCTCCTTTCTATTTTGGCCCATAAAAGGTGTTGACGATACCAGCAGAACGTACAACAGATTCCTCATCTCGTTGTTGCTTCAGTTGTTCTAAATACATGTGGTTCTCCTTTCAAAAAAACTAAGCGAACACACGCTTAGTTTTGTTTTCGCTCTAACTAAAATTTGAACAAGTTTGCTGCTTTGTCTCTTGTTCCTGCATCAGAAATAAAAGTACAATGAACAGAAAATCTCAAATCATCACTACTTGACTTAAGGGTTCTTCTAGCTCTTTCAACTTTCACATAAATAGGAGTTTTCTTAATCACAAAATCTGGTGATATAGGTGCTCTACCATCAAGTTTAACTGTCACTCCAGCGATATCTTCTAGCTCAATTCGATGCCCTTTAGTGATGTTGTAATCAACTACATATGCTTTGTGAGTTGTACCAACTAATCTATTTTCATCGATCAGTTGAACAACTTTTTCTCTTGGAGAAACTTCTAAGCACTTCGCATCTGCAACAATTTGATTCTCAATACCAGGTTTATATATTTGTTCTGCCAAAATTTTAAACTCTATCTTCTCCCCTACTTTAAATTTTAAAGCACAACTAGGGACAACAGAATCGTATGTATGGCTTATTCTCTTTCTAGGGATATACACGGTAAAGTAACCAAAATCGTTGCAAATAACATGTATACCACGTTCACTAGATTGAGCAATAAGACCTTGATAAGTCCGTTCTAACCATTCGTTTTTCTCTCTTTCAATTCTTTCAACAATAGCACGACTGGCCCCCTTTTTAGGTTCTTCTGTCAATGCCTTTTTTATATCATTGTTAGCTAACCATTCTGCATAATCAATACTACCTTCAGCATAATAGTTATTCCAAATCCCTTTTGTTTCATAAGGGTTTGGTAGTTTACATAATTGTAAGTTTTCAATTTTACAAGATACATACCTCCCAACCATATTTTTTAAATTTGTACGTGGTAAACGAAGCATACCTGCTTTTGCAGAAGGAACATACACTTTCAAATCAGAAAAAATCGGATTTAATGGGCATACGACGAGAAAGTCCATAAATGTAACTTTTCTAGTGTCCTCATCATAAAAAATCGGCAAAGCTTCAATAACACTTTCTACAAATGCTGGAAATACCTTTTCTTTTGCGATAGCTATACTTCTTGCATCCGAACGTTGATTATAACGAATTGAGGGACGTGCAAGCTCATTTACTTCTGCTACGATTTCAGCAGGAATAAATTCCAAACCGTATTTGTCTTTCAAGCTATAATCAAACCATTCTAGGTCTGTTTTTTTTCTATTAGCGATAACAATATCTTTTATTGCTTTTCCGTCTTTTATTAGATACGTAGCGCTGGGGTGCGTTTTCTGTAAAATCTTTAATGGTAACATGTTATCTCCTAAGTTTTAGTTTTTAGTTTATACTCTATATTTTAACCTTTAACTACCTAAAAAGGCAAGCTATGATAGACAAAATCCCAAAAGCAAAATTTGCCTTTGGGATGTGCTTTTTATTTTAAAAAATATATTCAAAAACGAGGGCAATCACAAAGAGTAGAAGAACTACTCCCAATGCGCCAATTTTAAATTTTTTCTGATAGATTCCAATGAGTGTAAATAGTAATACTACACTTGGGACTACAAAAACCATGCTTTCTCTCCTGTATTTCTTTGTCTATTTGATAAATTAAAGAGATTTATAAGATAAACTCTTTTTATTTATTTTAT